CAGTTATTTTAGGTGATAACTTCGTAGGATACGTAGCATCTATAACAAGTAATACTACATTAATTTTAGATAGACAATTAACTGCAGGTTTAATTACTGCAACAGGAACATTAACTATTGCTAGAGGAAAAACTAGAATTTTTGAATCTAATTATGCTAATTTAATTTTTAGAACAGGTTTAAATAGTACAAAAACTTTAAGAGGGTTTGATAGTGCTACAGGACAAGATATTAATTTTTCAAGTCAACACGAAATACGTAGAGTTATAACTAATACTGCTGATGGTAGTGGAAACTTTCAAGCTACTTTAGCTAACACAAACGAGTTTTTCTTATCAGATCAAAATTTAGATAATTATACTTTATTTGACAATGTTACGAATCAAATTGTTAATATTACTGCTTCAAGTATTTCTTTTGATGATGATGCAAATAGAAAAACAGTTACAATTTCTGGTCTAACAGCTTCCAGAAATTTTACATTAATTACAACTATTTTACAAATTAATTTAGCTGCTAGAGAAAAAACAAAAACTTTAGTAACTACAACTATTACAATTACAGGCGCTAAAAACGTAACTGCTAAAAATGTTTTGTTAAATCACGCAGACGTTTTTAGCATAACATCTGTTTCAATGAAACCTGGTGATTTTACAGCTTACTCATCAACTGGTGCTGTTGATGTAACAAGTAGATTTAATTTAGATACAGGACAAAGATCAACACACTATCAAAAAGGTGCTTTAACTTTAAAAGAAGGTGCTGGTGCGATTACGGGTGCTTTAAGTGTTACATACAAACATTTTTCTTATAGTGGTTCTGGTAATTACTTTAGTGTTGACAGTTATCTTGGCACGATTGATTACGAAGATATACCTTCATTTAAAGTAACTCAAGCTGATGGTACACAACAAGAGATTTATCTCCACGATGTTATTGATTATCGTCCTGTTATTGAAGGTTCTAATACATTTACACCTCAAATACCAAAAATTGGTTCCGATTTCAATACTCCTTTAGCAAATTTTTTACCTAGAGCAGATAAAGTATTTATTGATAGCACAGGACAAATAAATGTATTGCAAGGTTCGCCTTCTGAAAAACCAAAAGAACCATCTGATCCAAAATCAGGTATGGTCGTTGCAACAATATATTTACCTGCTTTTACAAAAAAAGCTAGTGATGTAACTGTCAAACAAAAAGATAACAGACGTTACACAATGAGAGATATTGGTAATTTAGAAAGAAGAATATCTAATTTAGAATATTATTCAAGTTTAAGTTTATTAGAAAAAGAAACAGAGCAGTTATCTATTAAAGATGCTCTTACAGGCCTTGATAAATTTAAAAACGGATTTATTGTAGATCAATTTACAGGTCATAATGTCGGTGATGTAAAAAATCCTGACTATAAAATTGCAGTTGATAGTCATAGGAGAGAATTAAGACCTAGACACTTTACAGAGTCACTTGATATAGTTGAAAATTTACAATCAGGTTTACAAAGAGCAGGTCAAAATTATCAAAAAACAGGTGATATAATTACATTACCATATACAGAAAATGTATTCATATTTAATCCATATGCCACTCGCTCGTTAGATGTTAACCCATATAAAGTTGGTGCGTTTAGAGGACAAATAGATTTAATTCCTGAAGTTGATAACTGGAAAGAAACAGATAGAAGGCCAGATTTAATTATTACGGATGATAATAACTTGGATGCTATTCAATTTATAGCTGAAGAGCTTGGTGTTACTGGTACAGTGTGGGGCGAATGGGAAAATAACTGGACAGGTTCATCTACAACAGTAACAGGAGGAGAATTTGACACCGGTGCAGGTATATTTGTACCTACAATTACAACATTTACAGGAACAGCAACACAAGAGGGTATTCAAACATCTGCTGTAACTTCTACAAACTCAATTAATTATGGTGATAGAGTTGTAGATATTTCCTATGTACCATATATTAGACCAAGACCTGTAACATTTATAGCAGAAAATTTAAAACCTGATACAAAAGTTTATGGTTTTTTTGACCAAACAGACGTTAATAGTTTCATTAAACCGGCTGATAAATTTAATTTAACAAAAGTTGCTGGTGCTGCTAGTTTAGATTTTAGATTAGAAACTGCTGATACAACTATACTCGCCGACGACCCAGCAAGAAGTTCATTTGGTGATGTTCGAGCCGCTTTTGAAATTGGAGATGTAATTAAAAACAGCGTACATACAGCAACAAGAATTGCATCAATTTCACATATTGCATCGCCTGCTACGGCCGCTAGTTTTACATTAACTGTAGATAGTGCTAATAATATTTTACCAGGTCATCACGTTTATTTGTATAACTTAGATGCTAGTCGTCAACAAACAACTTCATTAATATCCAACTTAGTAAGAGAAGTTCCTCCTACATCAACAATCACAACTTATGGAAGTAACCACTCTAAACAGTTAAATGAAAGAGTATTTAAAGTTACAGCTAAAAGTGGCACAACTTTAACACTTGCTAGTGTTGATGGTTCTATAATTGATTCATTCGATCCATATACTTTGTCTGCGGGGTTACCCGTAGCATACACAGGCGGTGATGGCGGTAAGTTAGTAAGATTACAAGCAACTGGTGTTGTTGCTGAAGCTAATGAAGTTATTTCAAACAATGTTGATACATTCGTAATTAACATAAGAAATGGATTTGCAATAGGTGAAACTGTAACAGGTGTTATAGACACAGGTGGAAATAATTTTAATACTGCCACAATCACAAGTATTAATAATGGTACAAGTACAGTAGTAGCTCCTACAATGAAATCTTATGGTGATGTTTTAAGAACAGACGAAGCAGGTCAAGTTGTTGGAGTATTTTCAATACCTGAAAACACATTTAGAACAGGAGAAAGAACATTTAAACTAACAGACAATCAATCGAATAGCGATTCTTTGTTTGATAGTATTGGTACATCAACTTATAGCGCAACTGGAACAATATTGGAAAAAGAAGCTACAGTTGTTAACTCACGTAGTATTAACTTTGCTCAGGATAGACTTTTTGCGGAAAGAAATATTAGAAGGTCAACTAATGGAACAAGATTTATTAGAAATTCACCACCACCACCTGATCCAGGCGGAGGCGGAGGAGACGGAGGCGGAGGCGGAGGACACGATCCACTTGCTCAAACATTTACTGTTGATTCACCAGGTGGTGTTTTTGTATCTTCAGTTGATTTATACTTCTCAGAAGCAGGTAGTCGACCTGTTATAGTAGAGTTGAGAGTATGTAATAATGGAGTTCCTACAGGTAGAATTATACCATTTACAACAGTTGTAAAAAGAATAGATGAAATTAATACTTCTACAACAGGTTCTATAGCAACTAACTTTAAATTTGCATCACCAGTTTATTTAAAAGATGGTGAAACTTATGCTCTTGTAGCAAAAGTAGATGAACCAGGTTGTCAAATATTTGTATCTGAATTAGGTCAATTAGATTTAATCACAACTAATGTAGTATCTAAACAACCATTAACAGGTACATTATATGCTTCTCAAAATACACAAGAATTTGTGGCAAATCCTTTATTAGATATGAAATTTAGATTAAATCAATGTACTTTTGATATTTCACAGACTGCTAGTGTACAATTAAAAGCATTACCACCTGAAACACATATTTTAGAGGCTAATCCATTTGAATTTACGACAAGTTCAACTACTGTTAGAGTAAAGGCTAGAAATCACGGATTTACTTCAGGTGATGTTGTTGTTATTTCTGGTGTACCAATTGGTACATATGGTACAGGCAGTTCAGCTACAGGTGCTCCTGAAACGATATTAAATGGTTCACACACAGTATCAGGAACAGGTTTAACAAGAAATTCTTTTTTAATTACTTTACAAACAACAGACGCAAATGGTACTTCTACAATTTTAGGCACAACTGCAAGCTTTATAAAAGGTTTTTACGGCGGCTCGTCTGTAAGATGCACTAGACAATTGAATATGGACACTATGTATTACAAAAATAATGATATAATACTAGCTGATACTTCTATCAAATATTTTGTAAATGCTACAAATTTATCTGGTACGGCTACGGGAAATTTACCTATTGTTGCAAATCAAAACTATGATTTTAAAGAAAGAATGGTTGTTAAAAGTTACGAGAACGAAACTTTAATTAGTGCTTCTCCACAAGTTAAAACACCAACATTAACTCTCTTAGCACAAATGACTTCAATAAATCCAAACGTATCACCAGTTATTGATTTGTTAACACAAACAGTTTATGCTGTAGCAAATTTAGTTGATGATAAATCTGCGAGTGATTTAAACGTTGATGTTGTTGATGAAAGAGTTTTAATTGAAGATGGTACAGTAACAGATGCTGATAGTTTCTCTACAGGTTCAGGTACGATTACAACTGGCACAGGAACAACAACTGTTACCGGTTCAGGTACGTCATTTACAACACAAGTCAAAGTTGGTGATACCATAAGAGTTGGTAATACTGCTATTGGTGTTGTTTCAGTTATTACAAATAATACATCATTAACATTAACTGCAAACGGGTTATCTGCTCAAGTAGGTCAGGCATATAAAATTGTTGGAAGAAGTGTTATAGAAATTTCTCAAAATGCTGATGGTAAAGGACAACTTGTAGCTTGGATTGATGCTGCTGATAATATTTTAGCAAATGCTCAAATAGGTGCAAATTTAAAAATTGAAGGTGTTTTAGCAAGTAAAATTGATGGTACATATGCTATTAGTAATGTAGAAGAAGTTCCTGATACAACACACGTTGCTGAATCAACTGATGGAAATAAAGTAACATTAACCCTTGATAGTGCCTTTACAAATTTACCAACAACAAATACAATTTACTTAGATGTAGTTAATGATTGGTATGAATTTAATTTAAATGGTACTCATATACCAAATACATCTAGTGCAACAATTTCAAGTACCGCTAATAACACAAGTCGAATAAATGTAGGAGATAAAATTGTTTCAACCACGATTTATGAAGTCGTAACACCAGATGGTGGTTCTGCTGAACGATTAGAGAAAAAAGTTGTTGGTACAGTTACAACTGTAGGCGCAGGCTCGATTACACTGGCAGCAAATGCAACTTTAGGAAATGGTTCATCATCATTTACATTAGCTGTTAGAAAAGATAGTTTAAATTGGTCAATCAAACAATATGATACTTTTATAGATGATTATGCTCCTACAGGTATAACTAACTTAGCAAACTATATTACAAGAACACTTGTATTAGAAACTGCTGCTGAAAATTTAAGAATATTGTTTGATGCTAACATTCCTCAAAATACAAACATTAGTCTTTACTATAGAGTATGGGAAGATGATGTTGATTTAACAAAATTAAAATGGACTGATGTAGGTTTTTCAACGACATCAAAAGATCCAATAGATATTTTTTCTGAAAGAGAAATTAATATATCTGACATTATAGATTTCAAAAATTTACAATTAAAAATTGTGATGAAATCTAGTAATCCTGTTTTTGTACCAAAAGTTAAAAGTTTAAGGGTAGTAGCATATAGTTAAATGACAAAATTAAAAATAAAAGAACATCCTGGATTAAAAAGAGATACTTTTTCAAATGGTGTCATAAATACAAATGTTCGTTCTTATAATGAATATAAACTTGTGAGTGCTAGAATAAAGGAGAGAGAACAACAAAGCGACCAAATAAGAAATACTATAAAAGAGATAAATATTTTAAAACAAGAGTTATTTGAAATTAAAAATTTAATAAAAGAGGTACTTAAAAAATAAATAATGGCTGTAATACAAATACTTACAACTGATACGCTAGAACAAATGCGTGTTAAGATTAATACCTTATCTGCAACTGCTTTTGGCGACATTGCTACATTACCTGAATCACTAGCTGCAACTTCTGTTATAGGTGCAGTTATAGAACTTGCAGATGTAGTTCAAGCTAATGAGGGATTTTTTATAAGAGATGAAACTTCAAGCGTACAAAGCGTAGGTGCTGGCCAAACATTAAATGTTGTAGGTGGTTCAAACCAAATTACAGCAGTTGTAAGTTCGCCTGATACACTAACTATTGGATTAGCTCCAGATGTTATCATAACAGGTAATTTAACAGCACAAGGAGCATTACATAGTTTTGGAACTATTTCAATAAACAACGATCAAATTTCTTCATCTTCAACAGCACAAATCAGTATAGCTGATAGACTAATAGTAGAAAATAGTGAACTTAGAGTAACAGACTCCGGTGGAGGAATTTTAACAATAGGTGATACGGATAGTTCTTTTATAACACACAGCGGTGGCAGTGTTAGATTTGGAAGTAGTAATGTAGTTACAAATGGGTTTTTCTATACTAGGTCATCAACAGGATATGTTTTTGAAGGTGCTACAGACGATAACTTTGAATTAAATTTAACTTGTGTTGATCCTACAGCAGACAGAACAATAACTTTTCCTAATATAACAGGAACAGTTATTACTAGTGCTGATACAGGAACAGTTACCAATACTATGTTAGCTGGAAGTATAACAGGTGCTAAGTTATTAGATGACACAATTACAGAAGCTAAAATTGCTGATGATGCAGTAGGACAAGATCAATTAAAATCAGTAGTTAACTTACAAATTTTAAATTCATCAGGAGGAATTTTAAAATCTATATACGGCGCTGGAGCGTAATACATTATGGCAGTGAGAACACCTTTATATTATAACGGCACACATTTACAAGAGATGAGTTCCGGAATGATTGACGAAATTAAAGCGTTAGCTATTTACGAATATTCTTTAAATCCATCAAGAGTGTTAGCAGTTGTAAGTTCAGGAGGAAATTTAACTTCAATAAACGATACTAGATTACAAGCTGGTGCTGCTTCAACAAGTGTATCGGCCTTTCCTACTGAAGCAACAACGGCAGAACCGAGTACAGTAACAGTTTCATATCAAAGAATTACACAATCAGCTGCTTCAATAACTCCTACAGTAGATTCAGGAAAAATATTTCCTGTATACTATACAACAACTGGACATATACATCATATGACGGTTACCGATTTTAGAGATACGTTTATTCATCCAGCAATTGATACTCTTGCATTAGATACAACAACATCTAGTCAAGCAGGAACATACTTTGTTTCTACAAGCACAAGTGTGGCTGGCGCAACTTTAGTTTCTGCTACACCTATATTTTTAGATACAAGAGCTGATACTTCTTTATATACAGCAGGCGGTATTACAGAAACATTAGATCAACCAATTACAATACAAAGTTACTATTTACATAGAGTCAATGGTTCTGCTGTTACATTAACACAATTTCCAGTATATGCTGATGCTTCTAATAATTTAAAACAATTTTCACAAGTTGAGATAGCAAATTTAGTATCAGAATATATTAGATTTGAGGCAGCTTCATCAACTTTAGGTTATTCATTATCTTATAATTTAGGAACTTCAGGTTCAGGAAATATTAGAGGTTCTGGTATGACTGATACTCGTTTAAATGGCACAGGAAATTATCAAACACGTTTTGTTAATGCTGATGATTACCGAGCACAAGAATTTCCAAATGGTACGGCTGTATCAATTAACACATATTATTTAAGAATAAATAAATCATAGGAGAATTATGACACTAACTGAAGAATATTTAAAAGACAATTTAATAACTGCATATTTTGTAGATAACGAAAGAAAAAACATAGAGGTATTAACAACAAGTGAAGATAAAAAAATTACTCTCTCCACAATTATACCTTTTGATGAAAATTTTGTAAGTTTTAAAGCTCTTACTAAATTTATTAACATAGATCAATTACACGAATTGACTCATAAAAAAAATAAAGATGCAAGAGAATTGTTTGAAAAACAAGCGATAGACATTGCTAAAAGAGATGGGTTAATAGGTAGAGTAGATAAAGTTACCACTGATGTTTTTCCTTTATTGATAAAAGCAGTATTTGAAGATGATAACGCAGATCACTTATTTGCATTAAAGTTGGCCTTATTTGAATTAGATAAAATTAAAAATTCTACAAACGAAGAATTTAAGAAAAAATTAAGACAATCTCAAAATAAAATAGAGGCTCTTCAAGCTGCATTTGAATTAATTAAATAGTTTGACCACCAGCCGGTCCAACCTTTTTCTAATACGTGATGCATTTGTCCTAGTGTTACAATACTAAAGTTTTCTGGTTTTTTGTAAACATAATCTTTAATAGATGGACAAATATTATCATATGTATTGTACTCTATTTCTTTAAAATAAAATTCATCACTACCTTTGTTGTATGTATTTAAATAGTGTTGTTCATTTGATTTAAATTTATTCCATATGTGTGATACATCACCTGTCCACGATACAATAGATGAATTAAGTGGTGTATGAGCAGGTTCTCTCCACCAAGTATCATTTAATAATGTAAAATCATTTCTAATTAAATTTGGTAGTTTATTATATATAATCATATCTAAATCAAAATATAGATTTTCACCATCTCTAAACTTGTCATACATTTGAAGTTTATTATACCAATTACCATACAAATCATTCTCTATTACTTCAAAACTATCATAAGATAGGCCTGAATAAGTGTCAATCATATGTTTAAGATTTTTAACGTGCCAATTGGTAAATTTATTACCAAACCTACAACAAATTATTCTCATTATTTAACTTCTATGCACTTAATTTCTCTAGGAAAATGTGATTGTATTTTAATATAAGGTACCTTAGGAATATTATGAACGTTGCCATAAGGGTCAATTTCTTTATTATTAGCTGTTCGCACATCAACTACTTTTGTTTTTCTCCATTTATGATTTTTTATAGGATCTCTACCTTCTTTATATAAAGTCATATTGTGAGCGTTAGCTGCGCCTATTGCCAATTCATAGTCATCAATTTGATTTCTTGCTCTATCTTTTTGTGGATACCCTATGCCTATTCCAAAAGTAAGTTTTTTCTTTCCATCTAAAACGTCTTGATATATTCCCATTCTTTTTTCCCATTGATAATCATAATCAGGACCCATACCATTACTTTTATTACAGCCTGTA